ACACCAGTAGGACCTTCTACACCAGTAGGACCTTCTACACCAGTAGGACCTTCTACACCAGTAGCTCCAGAAACACCAGTAGGACCTTCTACACCAGTAGCTCCAGAAACACCAGTAGCACCGGAAACACCAGTAGCACCGGAAACACCAGTAGCACCATTTACACCAGTAGGACCTTCTACACCAGTAGCTCCAGAAACACCAGTAGGACCTTCTACACCAGTAGCTCCAGAAACACCAGTAGGACCTTCTACACCAGTAGCTCCAGAAACACCAGTAGCACCATTTACACCAGTAGCACCATTTACACCAGTAGCACCATTTACACCAGTAGCTCCAGAAACACCGGAAACACCAGTAGCACCATTTACACCAGTAGCTCCAGAAACACCAGTAGCACCGCTTACACCAGTAGCTCCAGAAACACCAGTAGCTCCAGAAACACCAGTAGCACCGCTTACACCAGTAGCTCCAGAAACACCAGTAGCTCCAGAAACACCAGTAGCACCGGAAACACCAGTAGCACCATTTACACCAGTAGCTCCAGAAACACCAGTAGCACCATTTACACCAGTAGCTCCAGAAACACCAGTAGCACCAGTTACACCAGTAGGTCCACGAGGACCACTAGGACCACTAGGACCTACAGCTCCTCCACTACTAGTATATTCATATTCATTAGGAGGGATTCCGATATTTTTATTAAAATTTATAATTGTATTAACCGTATCAAAATTAGACATTGCATATGCCATACTTTATTATTAAAGTTAATTTTTTTAAATTGTATTGTTTTATAATTTAAATAATCGAATAAATTATATAAAAGAATGTCTCAGTCACACTTAAATATGTCAATTTGTAATTTGTTATCTATAAAAAAATTGATTAATTATAAACCATCTCTGTATATATCTGCAACAGAATTTGAAAATTTTATAAATGGTGATCTTGTATGTGATTGGTTAAATATTGTCTTACCTAAAAGTCAAGAAAATCATCCTTTACAGCAATTATTTAATAAAGGTATTCATTATGAAGCCGAAGTAATCGATACATTACGAAAAAAGTTTAAATTACCATTAGAAAAATTGTCAAGTTTATCTACTAGTCGTGAATATACACAATATGAACACAAACTTGATCTTAAAACAACCATAAATTCTATGAAACGTGGTGATCCTATTCTTTATAGCGCATTTATTGCTGGTGAAAAAGAAGAAATTCGTGGTATTCCTGACTTGCTTGTTCGTAGTGACTATATAGAAAAATATTTTGGAGTCGAAGTCCCACAAGAAGAATCATTATTTGGTAGTTATTATTATATACCAATTGAAATCAAATATTCTTCTCTTCACTTTGATAAATCTGAAAAAACATTATTAAATATTAATCGTACAAAGATGTATAAAACACAGCTTTGTGTCTATTCAAAAATTCTATCAGAATTACAAAGTGTTTTTCCTTGTTGTGCTTTTATTATATGTAAAAATTTTATAAAAGACCTTAAACAAGACCAGATTAAACTTGGTCACGTTTATTTTCAAACACGAGACAATGAAATTGTAAGTTTATTTTATAAGGGTCTAGAATGGCTTCGAGATGTTCGTAAAAATGGTCATAAATGGGATGAATTTTCTGTAAAACTTTTACCAAACATGAAAGTAAATAATCCTCTTTACGAAACAGAGAAAAAAATTCTTTCAGAGCATTTCGGTGAAATTACTGAATTCTGGCAATGTTCTTTAAAACATCGTTACAATCTACTTGAAAATACAAATGATAAAATCTACTCATGGAAAGATCCTGAATTTGATACTGAATTGTTGGGTGTTCCGAAAGCATATTTTGATAAAGTTGATAAACTTATTAAAATTAATCGTGGTGAACTTGGATGTAGTGTATATCCTAAAAAAATCAAACATGATCTGTATGAATGGCGGGCTCAATACGATGAAATGTTTGTAGATTTTGAAACTGTTGGTGACATTAACGAAAATGAAGAAAGTACAATTTATTTAATAGGTGTATATTATCGAGAAAAATATACATATTTTTTGGCAAATAATATTGGAGCAAGTTCTGAAAAAGAAATTGTATTGTCTTTTTACAATTTTTGGAAAGATAACGGAAAACCACGAGCTTGGTATTGGTATGCTGAAAATAGCTTTTGGGACCGTGTTTGTAAAAAATATGAGTTACAACTACAAATTAACTGGACCGATTTATATAAAGTATTTTTTGAAGGTAATGTACTTGTAAAAGGTTGTAAAAACTTTAAATTAAAAAGTTATATCAACAGCTTGGTCAAACTAGGAAAGATAAACATTAAACTTCCCCCAGAGAATTGTTGTAATGGTTTAGATGCATTATTTTTAGGAGCTACTTTTTATGAGAATAGAGATCAAGCTATTTTACAAAGTATTTTATTGTATAACGAGTTTGATTGCAAATCATTGCATATTTTACTGCAATATATCCGAAGTGGCCTTTAAAAAAGGCCACACCCCAAAAATATTTAGCAAGGCACAACAACGTTTTTTGGTGTATTTTTTCTAAAAAGATACTTTTGACCACATATCCGATATATCATTCATATTTACAATAAATTCCATTTTTTTAATGACATTTGCCAATATTTCAGCTTCATGAAACATATTTTATCTTCGTAATAAGAAGCCATTCCATAAAATAAATCATTTACATTATCAAAGATAAAGGTAGACTCACCAAACGAAAGTAAAAATGTATCGTCGTTATCAATATATGAAAAGATTTCTTCAAATTCTCTTGTTTTTTTCAATTCATCATAATCAAGTGTTAAAATACACTTTATTAAAGGCCAAAATAATTCTGTAATATTTACAGTTGATATATCCATTTTTTAGTCTTTATTTAGAAGAAATAAAAAATCATTTTTATAGCATAGCACAGTTATTTTTATGATGAAAAAATTCCTTTTACTTAAAATTGAATTATTTAGATTAAATACATTACCAACTAATAAACATGTCTAAAAATGCAATGACAATGGTTCCCTTTAATGATATTCATAAAAATTCATATAATTTGAGAGACGAATTTGCTGCTTGTAAAGGTCATTTTGATCGTGAAACTAAAGTTTGGATGGTTCCTCAAGGCGCGTTGGCTCATCTGAAAGAATTATCTGAAAATTTGAATAAGAAAAGTAAAGATACTAGTATGGAAATTTGGAAAAAAGCTTGTTCTTCTTTAGGCTTTCGTTTTGTTAAAAAAGGTACCCCTGAATATGAAAAAGTTTTGATTAAATTTAAAGAAATGATGAAAAATCCTCCTAAAGCTGACGAACCAAATGAAAATGACGAAGATTATGATGAAGACGATGTTGAATTTGATTAGAGGGGTCCCGTCCCCTCACGACGGATTAATTATAATTATAATTATAATTATAATTATAAAAATAATACTAAAAGTTATTACTTTAAAAGTAATAACACAATCGACTTTCTTATAAAATCGTCCTTGAAATTTGTCCTTGTTCATTCGACAACAAACAATTATTATCTACTGCTGCATACTTTAATTTTATCTGATTTTTACACTCTTCCCATGGTATAAAAACTAAATTAAACATACCTTTCTTATTTATTTTTTTTACATAATTATTGATTTTTTTACGATTAATCTTTCCCTTTTCAATATTACAATAATTATCTGTTTCTGGATAGTCAACACCATGATGATACTCTACACGATCTTTATACTTTTCAAACTCTTTCATCACTTTTTGTGGTGGTATATACTTTTTTAAACTAATCAAGTAAATCCCTTCTAATGTTGACACCATATGAAATCCTGAACAACATAACCCATACATGTACAAGAATGAAATGTAATCATCAGCAGAAGGCCATGCAATACATACATCATACTTTTTATAAGCATCATATGGATGGGTATGAAACGTTCCAAATGCTTCAATATAAGCAGCCGATTCTTTATCACCGCGTTGGACAGATGCTTCATCTACGTCTAACACAAATACTAATTCATTTTTTGATGACTTTATAGAAAATTGACCTGATATTTCACGTTGTTCCATATGAGTACCAAATTGAAACTTTACAAACCGTGTTTGATTATATAAATAATCTATTGCTTTTTTGGATAATTGAATTTCAATAGAGCAGTTTGCCTTATTGGCTTTCACAGCTCGTAATACATTTCTCATGGTTAACATTAACATTTGTTTTTGTGATTCTATATCGGTACACGATTTATCTATTTTTTTAAACACAATTTTTGGGGTATTATTGTTGTCTTTATTGTTTTTTTTATTATTTACTTTTGTGGTAACAATAGGATGACCATAACCTTTATCAAAAAGTTCTTTACATTTTTTTTCTAAATCTGGCGTATCTATATCAATTTCAATGTTCATTTCTTTCCTTCTTTCTTATTATAAATTTGATAATATATTTTAATTTCAAATAATTAAAATAAAATGTGTAACGTTATTCAAACATTTGTAAACAAATACTATGAAGACTTGATAGATGTTTTAGAGGAAAATAATGAAGAATTAACTATTGATATGATCGAGTCAGACGATTTTAAAATTTGGTTTAATGAAGATTGGGCAGCCGATAGATGGATTGATCATGTTGATGCTATGATTGAGTGTATGACAGATGAAGAAAAAACAACTTTACTTCTTAATGAAGGATTAGATAACGTTTTTAATATGTGTAAAATGATTGGGACATTTGAAGATCCAGACAATTTTACAGTAGATAGATTAACATGGCACGTTATTGACCACAAATATATGTATGATACAATTATTCGGATATTTTATAATCGATTTTTAATCATAAAAAATGCAGAATAACTTTACCAATACTTTACAAAGTCTTTTTACGAATTTTTTGAGGTGACGCTTTTTTTGTTCGACACGTCTCACCTACACATTTATCAACTCTGTACTTTTCAATTTTTTCACAACGTTCTTTGTATGAACAACATTTTTCTTTCATTGTTTTCTCTAGTTTATAACCCCATCTTTTTAATTTTGGACAACCCAGCTCGTTTTGAGAAGGTGATCTAGATTTAGAATACACACACTCTTCTATAGGGTAACGTTTTAAAAATTCTTGATAAATTTTTCTAATTTTATCATTGGGTAAAATATACTGTAGCGAATCAAAAAATTGAACATATCCTTTTTTACGACAATCCGAAACCGTTGTATGATCATAATTAAACAATATACAATAAATAAAATCAAACCCAATCATACAATGAATCTTTTTGACATAGTTTTCATAATACTTATCAACTTCTTTTAGACTTGAATCAGATTCAATAGCATACTCTTGTTTACGAAGTTTATCATTTACACAATTATGTATAATATAAAGCCACTTTGTGAGTTCTTTTTGCGTAAGTTTTTTTGGAAAAGGATGTTCTGTAATATATTTTTTATAAGAACGTCTACAATAAATACAAGGTAAAACATATTGAATACTTTTAAAAAATGTTTTATAATGTTTATAAATATCTACTTCGTTCATTACTCCGTTATAACTATAAGCAATACTGTGGAGAAGTTTCCAACCATCCCTACCCCAAAAACGTGTATCCATTCTTTATTCTATAATAAAGAATTATAATTTAAATATATATACATTAAAAAAAGATGACAACATTTATTAAAAATTGTAGAATTTGTAACTGCTCGAAGCTTACTGATGTTATTTATTTAGGAGAACAATATATTACATCTCGTTTTCCTGTATACGGAGATTGGACTACACCAAAAACCACCATAACACTTGTTAAGTGTGAAGAATGTAGTCTTTTGCAGTTAAAAGAAATGATAGTTTCATCCGAATTATATGAACACGAATATGGATATCGTTCAGGTATCAGTAATACAATGAGAGAACATTTATCTAATTACCAAAAAGAAATTTTAGAAACAGTTATTGGATTAAAAGATGGTGATATTGTAGTTGATATTGGTAGTAATGATTCAACAATGTTACAATATTATTCAAAAAATTTAAAACGTATTGGTGTCGATCCAACAGGTAGTCAATTTAAAAAATTTTATGGTGATGTTGAATTGATTCCAACTTATTTTACATATGAAAATTTTACAACTGTCTATGGTCAACAAAAACCTAAAATTATTTCGTCTATTTCAATGTTTTACGATTTACCTAATCCTGTTCAGTTTGCTAAAGATATTTATAATGTATTAGATGATAATGGTATTTGGACTTGTGAACAAAGTTATATGCCATTTATGATTCGTAAAAATAGTATTGATACAATCTGTCATGAACATCTTGAATATTATGCATTACATCAAGTTAAGCATATTGCAGATGCTTCAAATATGAAAATTATTCATATATCTTTTAATGAATGTAATGGTGGAAGTTTTCGTATTTATTTTGCAAAAAAAGATTCTACTATGTACACTGAAATTACATCAGAAATTCAAAGAATTTTAAATGAAGAAAAAACATTTGGTATTCATACAAATGAACTTTATCAAAATTTTATGAAACAATGTGAAGTAGAAATTAAAAAATTAAAAGAATTTACAACTACTATAAACAAAAATAAAAAACAAATATGGATTTATGGAGCATCTACTAAAGGTAATTGTTTATTACAATATGGAAACATAAAAGAATCTGATATGAAATACGCTGTAGAAAGAAACTTGGATAAAGTAGGTAAAATGACATCGACTGGTATTGAAATTATTAGCGAAGATACAATGCGACAAAACCCCCCAGAATATTTATTAGTTTTACCATGGCATTTTAAAGATGAAATTATCAGTCGAGAAAGTGATTTTTTGAATAAAGGTGGACAATTAATTTTTCCCTTTCCTAATTTTGAAATTGTTGGAAATAAACAAAAATTACTTATTACAGGATCAAATGGACAAATTTCTCAATATGTACAAGATGTTAGTAAAAATGATTATACATTATATGGAATTAGCACAACTTTAAAAGATGCTTGTAAATTGACAACGTTTTCATTCGATATGAAAGATACACAAAAGTTAGAAGTATTTTTAGATATAATTAAACCTGATGTAATTGTACATCTTGCTTCTATATCAAGCGCAGTAACATGTTTTAATAATCCGATACTTGCTTTACAAACAAATGGTATGATTACAGCAAGTATTTGTGATATTATTCATCGTAAAAAATGGAAAACAAAGTTAATTCATGCTTCTAGTAGTGAAATATACAAAGGTCATACAAATTATACAGTAACAGAAGATGATACTAATATGCATCATTTACATCCTTATTCAATTGCAAAAATAATGGCTCATAGTATGATTGATTTTTACAGAAATACATACAACTTGCCTTTTTCAAATACTTTATTGTTTACAACAGAGTCTCCTTTAAAAAACAATGAATTTTTAATGAATAAAGTTGCTGAACATGCAAAACGTTGGACTATTGATAATTCAATTAAATCATTAACATTAGGAAATCTAGATTCATATCGTAATATTATTCATTCTTTCGATGTAGCAACTGCAATTTATATTGTTTCTAAACAAGATAAAGGTGATAATTATGTTATCTGTAATGATGAAAGTGTAAAAATAAGTAATGTTGTACTTGATATATACAAAGCGAGTGGTATTAATGTTGTATTCGATAATAATGGAAACATTGTTGAAAAAGAAACAAATAAGATTGTAGCAACTACGTTATCAACTAGACCAGGAGATATTGTTTGTGATATAAAAGGTTGTGTTACAAAATTAAAAAATTTAGGTTGGAAACCAAGTTTAACTATACAAGACATAGTTAAAAACATAACGCAACCAATTGACTTGTAGCCAAATGATTATTTAAAATTACTTTCATTTATAATAAAAATATATTATAAATATCACAGCTTTTTCATAAAAGACCGTGCCACAAAAACGGCATTTTTTTAGGACCCTTAAAATCAACCTTATTTATAATAAAAATAGTGTATAGTAGAAGATTTATTGTAATAAGTAATATTGATTATATTCAATATGTTTATCTAATATATAGTTCATATTATATAAATATTCTTTTATGTCATTTTTATTAAAAACATTTTCAATAACCATTAGTTTAGGTTTGTATTTTTCCAAATTTAATCCTTTTAAAACTTTAAATTCTCCTCCTTCGATATCAATTGACAATATATCAATATTTTTAATATAAGAAATTTCTGTAGAAATTACTGTATTTAAAGTTTTTTGAGGAACTTGTACTTTTATAATTTGTTGAATAGAATTTCCAAATTTATTCATATAATCTTGGTCTAATTCTATAGCAGAAATACCTGCCATACATGAACCTCCTCCCCATGGACCTTTTACAACATTAAATTCAACAGATTCTTTATCTTCATCATATATTGCATAATTATATACATTTTTTCTTTCTTTTTTTAATCCATAAATGAGTAATGGGTTAGCTTCAAAACAATGAACATCCCACCCATTTTGCTCAAAATGATAACTATTACTAATATTTATAGATTCATATGCTCCAATATCAAAAAAAACTCCTTTATAATTATAATCAGGAAAATATTCTCTTAATGTTTGGTCTACATATTTACCACATTGAAATTCTCCATGAAATTCTCCATAAAAACTCATTTTTTTATCTTTTATTTATAAGAAATACGTTTTTAAATAATAATAATAAAACTTTTTTAAAATATAACCTATTTAAATATATAATTTATAAATAAAAGATAAAAAATGACTTTTTATGGACAACATGGAGAAGATCAATTTATAAAAACACTTTTTCCTCAAAATTATATTGGTGTATGTGTAGAAGTTGGAGCATATGATGGGATATCATTATCAAATACTTTTCATTTTGAACAAAATGGTTGGAAATGTTTATGTATTGAGCCAATTGAAAGCTCATTTAATAAATGTAAAGAAATAAGAAAAGAATGTATAAATTGTTGTATATCAGATAGTGATAAAGAAGATAAATTATTTCATATTTTTACTCTTTGTGGTGATAATATGTGCGCGATTTCTTCATTAGAACCTGATGAAAGATTAATTGAATCTCATAAACATATGATTACAAATCGAACTACATCTATAGTAAAAGTAAGATCATTAAATTCATTGCTAGAAGAACTTCAATATCCACTAAAAATTGATTTTATATCAATTGATACTGAAAATACAGAATTAGATGTATTAAAAGGAATTGATTTAATGAAATATGAAGTAACATTATTATTAATTGAAAATAATTATAATGAACCTATGTGTGAAGACTATTTAAAACAATATGGATATAAAAAAATAAATCGTATAGCAGTAAATGATTTTTATATGAAATAAAAAATTCTACTAATTTAAAATAAACTTAAACATACATATTATATTAATAAAATAATATGTTAGTGGAAGTATCAATCGGAGAACTTGTTGATAAATACAACATTCTTGAACTAAAGCGTAAAAAAATAACAAATCCTTTAAAAATTGTTGAAATTGATAAAGAACTACTTTCATTAAAAGATACCAAACAATATATTGAAAAATATGAGTTTTTTTATCAGTTATTATATTATGTCAATGAAATGATATGGGTAATGACAGATAAAATTAAAGAAATAGACACTAAAGATCCTTATTTTTCTCTTATATCTAATCTTATTTTTGAACATAACCAGAAACGATTTCGTTTGAAAAACTTTTTTAATATTCTTTGTGATTCATCTTTAAAAGAACAAAAAAGTTATTCTACAAATTGTTGTAGAATTATCATTGATAGTGAAGAAGTACTTTTTAATAAAATAGCAGAATTTAATTATTTATTAATTGAATATGACGTTCTTTATATTCAAACAAATGATGATTTAACTGATAGTATTAAAAAAATATTTAAAGCACCTACCATAGTATTTCATCAACATGATTTTCAATATAGTATTGATTTAAAAAATTATAATATCGATCCATGTATAAAAGACGTTTTTAGTTTCAAACCTTTAGTTTATGTTGGAGGTGGAAAAATGGGTGATTTTATACAGTCATTATCTATCATTAATGAAACTTTTTATAATACAGGTAGAAAAGGGTGTTTATATTTATCAAATCGCGGTGATTATTTTAGTTTTGGATTAGATAATGCATATAAAGATACATACAAACTAATTACATGTCAACCTTATATATCTTCTTACCATATTTATCAAGATGAATCAATAACATTCGATATAGATCTTACAACATGGAGAAAAAGTACATTACTATATAGAGAAAATTGGAAAACTATTTTTTCAAAATTTTATGATGTTTCATGGGGTAAACATAAATGGCTATCCTTAGAAAACGATACTAGTATGAATGATACGATTCTGATATCAACTAATCCATATCGTTTTCCAACTGTTATTGATTACAATACAATTTTAACAAAGTACAAAAATGAAAAAACTAAAATTGTATTTATCTCACAAGATGTGTCACATTATAACGATTTTATAAATCGCACGAAACTTGATATTCCATTTTATAAAGCTAAAACTTTTTTAGAAATGTGTACAATGATTAATTCTTGTAAATTATTTATAGGAAATTTATCAGCACCTTTAACCCTTGCGTTTGCTTGTCATAAACCAAATATTGTTGGATTTAATAGTATTATTGACGATATACATAATAAAAATATGTATTTATCACAAACTGAATAAAGTAATTCATTAATATATTTATAATAAAAAGTTATTATAAATATACACTCTTACACAAGTTGACACAATTTAGCTTTAAATAAATCCGTCGTGAAGGGACGGGACCCCTCTTAAAAATCATCTTCAAAAGTTTCTAAATCATTATTACGTTTACTATCTTGATTAAAAGCTGATTGATACTGTGTAGGACGGCTTTCAAAAAAATTAGTTTTATCAGCCATTCCTATTGTTTCCATAAACACAAATGGGTTCTTTGTTTTATAATACTTTTGATATCCTAATTCTACCAATAAACGATCTGCAACATATTCAATATAATCTCCCATATTATCACTATTCATTCCTAATAATCTGATCGGAAGAGCGTCATCCATAAACTGTTTAGCTACATTTACACCATCACTTATAATATCAATAATTGCTTCATTAGACAATTTGTTTGAAAGTAATTTATAAATTTCACACGCAAATTGTACATGCATCCCTTCATCTCGTGCAATGAATTCATTACTTTTGATCAAACCCTGTAAAAATAATCTACCATTACTTTTATAGCGTTTTAACCAAAAAATACTTGCAAATGCTCCGCTAAAAAAAATACCCTCAACTACCGCAAAAGCAACTACACGATGCGCAAAGGATAAATCACTTTCAATCCAACGCATTGCCCAATCACTTAATCTTTTTACACTTTCTACCGTTTTAATAGAATGAAATAAATGAGTTTTTTCTTCAGAATCTTTAATCAAGTTATCAAGCATGATTGAATACGATTCACTATGAATATTTTCCATCATCATTTGAAACGTATAGCATGTAATAGCTTCTTGTATTTTAATTTCTTGTAAAAATCGTTTACTTAAATTAAAGTTTACAATACCATCACTTGCTGCAAAAAATGCCAACACACGTTTAATATAATGCTGTTCATCATTATTCATTTCTATAAAGTCTTCATAATCTTTAGAAAAATCAATCTCTTGAGGCTTCCAAAAAGATGAAAGTTGTTGTTGATATAAATCCCATAATCCTTTATAGTTAATAGGATACGTTGTAAATTGCGAATTTAATTCATCTAGTATAGGTTCAGTCATGATGTCTATATTTATTATATCATTTTTAATCTATTTTTAATATTTTATATAAAAATTAATAATAAAAGAAATGTCAAGTGTCGAAAAATCAGGTATAGGTGAACAAATTTATAGTGGTGCAGCTGAATTAGGAATGGTTAGAGTTACACTTGGTCTTGTATTTGGTATTATATTTGGAGTAGCTGCCATCAGTTTTGGTTTGTATATGGCTCTTCTAAAAAAGAATGTTCAAGTACATGCAACCATTCGTGAAGTTATTGGAACATGTAGTCCAATTGTTGATCGTAATAATTTACAAGTAAAATGTTCTGTAAAGATTGAATACACCTATAATGATGTATCTTATAAACCAGATACTATTTTTTATACAATTGACGGTATTAAAGTAGTAGGTCAACCAATGACTATTTATATAGATCCTAATAATCCCTCTGATTGTTCAACTGATTCTCTTCAAAAAGTAGGATGGTTTATTTTTGGTGTTGGTATAGTTATTATTGGGTTTTCTTTATTATATTGGTGGTTAGCTAGACGTTATAAATTTTTTGCAGCAGCTGAAGGTGTTGGTATGGGAGTAGGTATTGTAAGTGGTTATGGCAAGTGGTAATTTAAACTAAATAATTTTTATTTAGTTTAATGGAGTTTTTTAATTGATTATATATTGTGCTTTTTAGTCATCTTCCAGATCTACTTCGGCTTCCAACTCTTCTTCCTCTTCTTCAATATCTTCTTCATCTAGCTCTTCTTCTTCTTCGTCATCAACATCTTCAACTTTAACACTATTTAATCCTTTATCTGTACTAAGGTTTTCAGGAATAATGTATTTGAATTTAAACTTTTTGCACAGTTCGATATCTTTAGGTGTCAGAGAATCAATCTTACCAGTACTATTATTTTGACGTCCAATAGCATTTTTTGATTCATTATTGAATACCAAACCAGTTTCAAAATGCTCATAATTACCAAATTTGTTTTTGCGAATTTCTACAGTACCTACTTTTTCAGTAATACTCGATAACACTTGTGAAGTTGGTGCATTTTTAGATGATGATTTTTTAGACGACACAGCTGGCTTTGCTGCACTTGTAGACGCAACACTTGTATTACCTTCATTTTTATCAAGCCACTCCATCAATCGAATAACAATTTCTTCTTTCTTACCAGATTGTTTAATTCCAACTGATTTACAAAAAGCCATCAATACCTCTTTCGATGAGGTATTTACTTTTTCACGAGTTAATTCCATAGCAACAACTTCTTTTTTAGTTGAAACAGCACTTGTAGTACTAGCGACATCGTCATTTGATTCATCATTCCACAATGAAAAGATGTCATTTTTATTCAGTTTGTATTTTTTAGCAATTACATCGCAAAATTCAAGAATAGTCGAATCAATTTGTTTGAATAACTTGCTGTTTGACATCGTTGTTTTTACCAACTTTTTGATTTTGTTTTTAAAAATCAATTTTATAGTGATGAGTCCCGTCTCCGCGCCAAGGCTATTGGGTCATTTTTTGTGTAATTTTCTTAAAAAGTTGCTATTCTCATTAATAAAAAAATCTCAAATTCTTGTTCTACAAATGCTTTATTATGTTTTCCCATATCTTTGATAACATACGGTGTATATCCATATTTTTCGATAATTGCTGTTTTTACTTTATCACGTGCTTGTACTTGTTCTAAAGGAACACGTGCCCAAACTTGATGATAATGATAATAACCATTCCATGCAATAGCTACTTTTTCATCCGGTAAAATAACATCACAATCCCACCCATCAAACATTCTTTCATTTTCTAATACATTAGAAAACCATTTTTTACATAATTCAGAGAAATAAATTTCATTTTTACTCCGAAATGAATGAGTATTTGTTCTTACTTTTGATGAATATTTTCCTATACAAATAAAACTACAACATGTAGGTTTTTTCTTTTTTGTAGCAGCATTTACAATATATTCAAATTCTTTATTACATTCTTTACAAATAGATATATCAATAAAAATTAATCTAGTATATTTAGAATTGTATTCATCCATAGATTTTTTTATTAAAATACGTGTTTCATCTGAAAATTTTCCTCTTACTTTGTTTGTAAAAGTCGCAGAACATTTATGTGAACAAAAATAATTATTATTTTCATTTCTTTCTCTATCTGTTCTTTTAATTTGTTTATTACATACTTTGCAATCTGTTAAAAAAGATTTACCTTTTAAAATATTTGGTATTAATCCAGCACATATTACAGCATTATTCCAAGTTTTAAAATATTTATTTACAGTAGTACGAGAAGCTATAAATTTATATTCATTAGAACTAGGACTATGATTATTTTTTATAAAAAAATCTTTCATTGCTTTTATTATCTTTTCTTTTTGAAAAGCTATTTTTAAATCTTCTTTATTAGGCATAGCTCTTTTATTACAGGATTTTTTTATTTTAAATTATAATTATTTTTATATTTAAACAATCAATATTATATATAATAACAAAATGAGTGAAACAAGTGAGCGTGAAACAAGTTACAAAAATAAAAAATTCTATTGTGAAAAATGTAACTTTGGTACAGATTTTAAATACACTTATAATGAGCATCTTCAAACAATTTTACATCAAACTGGTAAACGTAAAGTTCGTTGTGATAAAAATAAACCTAAAAAAACATATGTATGTAATCAATGTAATTTCTTTGATACTGTTAACAAAATAAATTACCAAACTCACATGTTAAATAATCATTCAACACTAGAAGAACGAAAAAATGGGTTTACCTTTTATTGTAGTTTTTGTGATTTTGGAACGTTTGATCAACTTGTCATGATTAAACATGAAGAAAGTAAAAAGCACCAAAAACGTTCTTGTAAAGTATGAAAAATATAATTATAATTTAAAAACATACTATATAATATAGTAGATGTCTTTTTACTATTAATAGTAAAAAGACCGTTAGCTCAGTTGGTTTTAGAGCGCCCGTCTTATGTTTTTATATAAGATAGCGGGAGGTCATGAGTTCAACTCTCATACGGTCTAAAAATTTATGTTTTTTACATAAATTTATAATAGTAACAATTAAACTTTTTAAAATAGTTCTAAAACAACTTTTTATTTGATACAGAAAAAATATTCTTCGGCTTCTAAAGATATATCATCCCATTCAAAACATTTGATAATTTTTTGATGTTCTTTGTTGTGATAGCCGATCCATATACCTCGGCGACCGTCTTCAATATCCCATTCATTTTTTATCCAACATGAAGAGTATTTATAAAGTAATGTTTCAAGCCATTCATAATCAGTTCCCCAAGATGTTATAAAAAAAGCTCTTATACCTTTTTTAGTAATTTGTTGTAGTTCAACATTTGGTATAGATTTAATATCTTGTTGAAGTAAATCATTTAGTTCATTTTCTGATTTTGATGTAATTGTTATATAATTAGAACATTCATTTGGCATTTTTTTGTATAATGATACTATTTTAAGTTAAATTTAAAACATTTCTACTTAAAAAGTAAACTAATTTACAAAATAATTAACAAAATAATTTACAAATGACTGACATAGATCTCATTATAGGTGGTATAAATTTTAATAAACATTTTGAAAGACGTTCTGCGTATGAACAAACTATCATTTTTCATGGAAGTATAAATGATATGCCATTTTTTACACCTTATTTTAGAGAAAGTTGGTTACCAACTGTGGAAGGTTGGTTGTATCACACACAACTTTCACCATTAACCATGATTTATGCTATAAATTATTCTGATAGAAATAATCCTCAAAAAAGATTGACGACATGGATCGCCTATTCAGATGATAAGTCAATTGGTTGGTACAGATATGAAGGATTAGTATCAGGTGGTGGACATCAAACACTTGTATATGAAAACGTTTATTATAAAATGCCAGGTCGTACACGTTTCCGTATACGTAATAGACCAATTGAAATATAAGATACAAACAACTTTTTTCAAAAAGTGGTGTTAAAGATATATAAATGATACAAAAAGTTACTAATGAGTTTATATACAATTTTAAAAGCCGCTTTAGAAACACGACTACGATTAAAACCACTTATAAAAGATGAGTCACATTGTCCTGCTGCTGTAGAAATATTTAAACAAAAGGTAATTGATGTGTTAAATAAAGAACCATATGAAAATGTTGTATTTGTATCATTTCCACCACCATGTGCTCCTTATATTAAAAAATTATTAGAAGACGAGTTTGTACATACTCCATTTAAACTTACGCCAAATGAAATGGAACGTGCAAATAGTGTCTTTTTTCATTTTAATTTAGCTCATATTTCTGTATCTACTTTTTTTGCTGAACGACCTATTTAATCCTTCCTATAAAATTTTATCAATATACTTTTACGTATACCATTTTTTACAGGTAATACTCGATGAACTTCATTGCTATTAAAAAATAAAACAAACCCTTGTTGTGGAGATATAATCTCGTCAACAAACTCAAATTCACCGCCTGTAAACTCGTCAGGTCCTGATAAATAATAGACAGCACTGAATATAGGAACATTGTTCTTATCTTTTGGTAACAACATATATTTATCATCATTATTTGATGTTTTATAAACAATACAATCATCTACATGCCATTTCATTGAAAATCCACTTTCACTAGTTCTTTCAACGACTTTATAAGAAAATATTGACAAATCAATAGAAAGATGTAAACTCAACAGATTTATAAACATATCAATAGAAAAAACGTCAAGAACAAATACGTATCCTACATTTATATATCTTCTACAATTTTTGTATTTATTCACAATAGATAACCCGTAATCATAAATAAATTTTTGTGACATTTTATAACCCTTACTTAGTACCTTTTATTATTTATAATTTTTATAAATAATCAATTACACATCATTTAATTGTTTTTGGCAGCAGCGCTTTTTACAAAAAGCGGTATTAAGCTTGTTTATCTTTAGGGGTACGACCCTTTTCTAAAGAGCTATCTTCCAAGTTTAATTCTACATTTTTTTGATAAACTAATTCTATATTATAATCAATATTTTTCAACTCTTTTACCTGACTATAAAGTAATTCCATTTTATGTTCATAATCACTTTCTAATTTAGAAAACAATTGATATACTTCGGTAGATATTATTTTTGATTGAAGTATACGTTTAATAGATTGTATCAAAACTCGCTCATACTCCAACACTGCTTCAATCTGATTAATTAACCATGTTGTAATAGGTGTACCACCTGTTGCAAATGCATACTTTACATTCGACATGATATACTTTTGGACAAACTGCCAATGTCCATTTCGAAACAAATAAACTTCATCTACTATCTTTAATAAATAAATTAATCCTTCCGCATTATCGGTTTCAAGTAACTCGTAATAAATTGGATGTTTTTTATAATAATCTCGTATGTCACTTAAAAAGTGTTGAATACATTTCGGACGATAACTGCGTAAATCTAGTAAATAATTTGTTAACTGATTCTCTGGGTAATAATCCATAATTCCTGAAAAAATGTCAATCATGGGAATAATGTTATCTTGTGCACCTGTTTGTCCTCGAAATTGTTGAGGTTGGTTATCAAAACAATTTTCATAAACTAAACCATCACCAAAGATTGAATCATTACCTTTAATACCCATGATAAATACACGAAAATCATTATAATGTTCATGACGAGAAGCAAGCCACATCTCACGTCTACGATAATTCATTGTTTCCATTGTCTCTGCGCAATTTTTTAGCCAATATATTTTATCTGGATTTGATTTATAATAACTTGCATTTTTATTGTATTCAAGTACACTCTCAACAAGTTTTGGTGATAACTCGTTAATATAGACATGAACCATAATAAAACCAATTTCATCTTTACTTCCGGTGAATGAACAAGCCATATTTAAATTTTTCCAGTCAAACGTTCCATCTTTATCTTTTTTAATATAATTTCCAAGTGAATAGGCATAATGATAATCTAACCATGGATATACATCCAATTTTTCACTAACAAGTACAAGAGGAACTGATATATTTGATGGTAAACTACGACGTGCTTTTCCGTAATCACCTGTTTGTTTAAACTCTTGATACGCTTTTTCAAGCGTAAATGCTGATGTAACAAATGTATATGCGCGAAAAAGTGCTTGTAATACAAAGACATCATTTTCGTTTTTAATGATTTCTGAATAATCAGGAATCAATGAAATACATACAACAATTTCATTTGGTATTGTAATAATGTTTGGTAGTTGATCAATCAAAACTTGTAATTCAATAAATGAATTTGGAAGACGTTTCAACGGATCGTGAATTGGTAAAAATCCATGTTCACTTGAAACATTAAAAAATCCATCACTATAAGTTAATTTTGACATATTTTTGTATTAGTAATGCTTTTTTAGATTTGTTTTTAATAACAAATATTGTTATTAAATAGGTATACTACCGACGGGTATCGATCCCGCAACCTTCCGATTACAAATCGGATGCTCAACCGATAGAGCTTCAGTAGCTTCCTATATCTAGATTATCTTTTTAAATAGGTTTTACAATTTGTATAAATCATGAAAATCAACACTAATCAAATAAAACAAAATCAAAAGTATGGATGGTAGTATAGATACAGTAGACAAACCAAATTTATTATAATTATATAAAAATACTCCTAAATGAAGTATCAAGTCAACTAAGATAAAACGATTGAATCCATCTATTTTTATAGTATTTCCAAAGATTTCAAAATTATAATATTTTGGATGTACAAAAGATAAATAAAAGCCTGCTATTAACACAACTAAACTTAAAAATGTTAAATTAAAAATACTATTTGTGTATTTATTAAAAATAGTTAATATCAACACCCATATTGTAAAAAATTTAAATACATTTGTTAACATTTATAATTATATAATTTAATTTTATTTTTTAGAGTTACTCATAATTAAACAAACAATGAAAATAAATACAACAATAAATGTTCCCATACCAACATATCTAGTGTAGTAAATCATATTTTTATCTTTGCAAAGACACTTTAATCTATCCATCATTTCTGTTATATTTTTATTATATTCTTTGTAGTCTTTATTGTTATCTTTATTGTTATCTTTATTTACATCTTTATTGTTATTATTATCATTATAATGTTCTTGTTGACATCCAATATGTACAGACATCGCAAACATTGTTATTAATAGTATGATAATATGAGAAGCTTTAATAAATGGTTTGTATTTCATATAAATTACTATAATAATCATTATCCATATACTAACATCTTTTACATGATCATAATAATCTCCAAACTCTGTAATCATGTCATATTTTCTAGCAAAGTGTCCATCCATACAATCAAAAAAATAAGATAACATATAAGATAATGCAAACCCAATCACATACCCTTTATATACACAAAAAACAGAAACTAATCCAAATATTAATGAATAAGTTGTAATCATGTTAGGTGTATGACCTGTACGTTTAAATAATGGGCACAATAAATCCGATAAGTGTATCAATACATTATCAATAGGATTATCTATCTCATTTGGTATCTTTTTCATAAATCACCTTTATTTTATATATAATGTTATATATAAATTTTTAGAATTTATTCGTATTCGTTGTACGTAAATGATATAAATACACAATATACAATACAAAAAATAAATTAAACATACCTGTACCTATATATTTAGTATATTTATCTATACTTTTATCAGGACAAACATCTCTTAATACATCTAATGTTTGTTTTTTATTTTCATCAAGCTGTTTGCGTTGGCATCCAATATGAATAAACAATAAAGATACAATAAAAAGTAGTACTGCTATATGAACTGGTTTGAGTATAGATGAATACTTCAAATAAGCAATATACAATATAATAAACCATACTACAATATCTTTAACATGATCATACCAATCGCCAAATTTACTAGTCATTTTATACTTTCTAGCAAAGTGTCCATCCATACAATCAAAAAAATAAGATATAACATAAAAAATTACAAATCCAACTATATTGTCTTTATATAAACAGTATGCGCATAATAATCCAAATACTAAAGAATAAGTTGTAATCATATTTGGTGTATGTCTTAATGTTTTAAAAGCTGGTGATATGCTATCAGCAACTTTATATAAAATATGATCAATTGGATCATCGTGTGTCATTTATAATAACAAAGAATTAAAAATGTCAAAAAGTTGGGTCTTGGTAATAAAATGATTCCATTAAACTATACATATTTATATAAATTCTATTTATATCTGCTGATTCTTTTGTAAAATCAGTATATTTCTCTTCTAGTTTTTTTAGAATAGTTTTATGCAATTGTTTACATTTTTCAATGTGTTTTAATCCTTGTACAATTAAATTACATTTATTAGCATTTTCTGTGATTATGATATATTGATTTTCTAATGTATTATAGCCTTTAGATAAAATATCAAATTCAAAACGAAATTTATAAAAGTGCCCTATACCATTATATTGTGAATCAAGTATACTTTGTATTTCTTCTTTTGAATAATTAAAAGGAGTAATACCTTCAGACTTTTTAATTCTTTCTTCTGTTGTCATACTATTTAAATTATTCATATTATTTTTCAATTCTTCGATAACATCTTTAAGAATACTTATACAATCAAGTATCGTCATTTTGTTTATAAAAAAATTTAGAATTTTATTATCAATTTTAAAAACTAAAACGATCTTGTTTTTCTCCTTATTTATAAAATATATTATAAATACCGTCGCGAGGGGACGGAACCCTTCTTAATAGTAATGATGATAATATTGTAACTGGATGGTAGCTGAATTTTCTAATGAAAAAAAATTAACGTTTGAAAATGGATGAAAAGTAATATGTTCATCTTTTTTAACATAATGTAATAACGGCAATTTTTCTGGTCCTAATAACACAATTGATTTAAATTTACCATCCAATACATTAGTATGAATGGTTGAATAATTATTTACATATTTTTGCATTTCATTTTTTTTCCACTTGCGTACTAACAATTCCATATAATCATTTTTCCAAATAGACACAGGATAGTGACAAACTAATTTTTGCCAATCATTTCCTTGGTAATGATTTAAGACTGTAAATGGATCAGTTGTTTTATTCAAGTTTTTAATTAAACATGGAATGGAACGCGTAATAAGTAGAGATGATGCCATATTTTCTATATTATAATTATTCTTTATACCAGTTTTTAAGACAGTTGTGCATTATGATTTGCAATTTCTGATCTACATACTGGGCACTTATAACTATTTTCAGTTAACCATTTATCAATACATTCTACATGAAAAAGATGCCCGCATGTAATCTTTCTAATGATACTATCTTGCTCAAATTCATCTAAACATATTGAACATGCTTTTTCGTCTGTTTGTAAGTCAGAAAAATCAACTAACGGTATTTTATCTAGTTCTTCTCTTGGAACCGTTAATCTTACATCTTCCATTTCTCCCATTTCTCCCATTTCTCCCATTTCTCCCATTTCTCCCATTTCATTTTGTCCAATATGAACTATAATTGGTGGTAAATTAACTAATTGTTGAATCATTTGCATTTCTTGTTGTCCTTGATGTATTAAAAATACAATATGTCTAACAATATCCATGTCAGTCTCTATTTCGTCTTTTTGTGATAATAAATAACACGCAATAGAAAAATATATATCCTCAAATGAAAAACTACAATTCAATAATATTTGTATCATTGTCACGTAATAATCATCTATCGATATATCATCGTATTGGGATAAATGAATAGAAGCAACATTTGTAATAAAAGCTACTATACTATGATTATAAAAAGAAAAATAGTTTGTATCGTTTAAAAAATCTAATTGATTACCTCCATTTGAGAATATAAATAGACTCATTTACACTTACTTTATTATAGTTAAAATATTTTTACAACCTTTTCAGAAAAGGCGTAATGTACTTTGTAAAGTCTTTATATGTGAGTTATTCACTATTAAAAAAATAGTGAATATTTATTGTTGTTTTTATCGTTGTTTATGTGCAACTTTTTTAAAAAGCGGCTTCATACTTGTTTTCATAATCATTATTAATACGACTTGCAATTCGCTCGACATCAGCAAAAAATACATTGTTATCTTTAAACGAACATTCTGACCGATCAAAGCCATCGCCACCATAATTCCATTGAAAAACCCAATTATTTGTGTTACGTACTGTACCATCGTATTTAACTTGAATGTCTTCCATAACTTTAACCATTTTTCGTTGAATATATCCTGACGAACTTGTTTTCATCGATGTATCTGAAATACCTTCACGACCAGTCATGGAATGAAAAATAAATTCTTGTGGATTTAAACCCCTCAAAAAAGAACTTTTAATAAACCCACGACTTTCAAATTCTTGTTCCATCGTAGGATTTTCTAATGGATAATGTGGTAATGTACGGCGATTTCGATTCAATGCTGGCTGAATACGCGCACCCATATGATTTTGTTGACCAAGCATACCAGTAATTTGTGTAATGTTGAAATATTCACCTTTACTACCAGCAGTTACTGTATCAACAAACCCATTATCATCTGATAAATCATTTCGTGAAATTTTCAATGACATATCACGAGCTTTATCAAGAATGGCACTAACTTTTAATTCTCGAATACGCTCGTGTGAAATACTAGCTTCAGTATCTTTCGCCTCAATAAAACACTTGTATGCAATATCTTCAATTTTTTTTGTTGATTTTGCCAAACAATCTTGAATACCAATCGTAAACGATCGATGAACTAAATATTGATTGGCAATAAATTGCACATTATTTAAAAAATCTATGGCTTTTTCCATACCATATTCTTTATGTAACACGTGAATAATAGTATTGTGACCTTGGCCTAATTGAGACTTTGACATTGCTCCTTCCAACATCACACCTTTTATAATTTTAACGATTGGTTGATCTTTACGAGCATCATTTTTCTTGGTGTAATTAAAATTTTTTGGTAACATTAATGAAAAAAGATTTTTCCCACAATACATAGGAATGTTATATCCTTCTTTTTTACTAACTTTTTGAATCCATTCTAAACGTTCTATAATATATTGACTGGTCCATCCATCACCTTTCATACAAATGTCAAAGAAACGACCCCGATCCATTTCGCGATCATCTTTGGTCAATAAATAAGATCCCAAAAGAGCATCTTGTGTAATACAGATAATGTTTTTAGTCGATTGACTCGACATGATATTATGCATTGTCGTTGATAATGTTGCTAACTCTGCCCGAGCATCAGGATCTTGGGCCAAAAAAATGTTCATTTCATCCCCATCATACAGGGGGTACCTACTCATCTAAGTATTTGTTCTTAGAATCATCGTTATTTTCCTTGCTTAAGGGAAATCATCCTTTCGGATGGGATTAGACTTTATCTTAAGCAAACAATGGTATTCAACCATTTGTTCACCAACACCCGTTAAGTCGTTGAGGGAGATTCCTAACTCATTTAGCTTTAGAATCTTTACCCGCGGATCACCCAATCATGAACGTTATTACTGCTGGCTTCGGTCATTACCCGAGTTCCGATCACATGCTTTCGCATATGTCGTAGTAGTTCATGCTATAAGGGACTTCCCGCTATTAAGATGTTTTGCATATAATTGTATAAATTCTTCTGGTACATTAATATTTTTATATTTATGAAAATTCTGCAGATTTTTAATATGGATTGATAGTTGTTCTTGATCAATTTTTTTATTTTTAGACAAGTTTTTTATTTTTAATAATGGCATTAAATTTTTCCAATTGAAACAAATAAGCTGCTGTTTTTCATCTGATAAATCAAATTTTTTTATAGGAATAACATGATCAATATGCCATATATCACCATGATTTTCATATGACATTACATCACTAAAACAAAATTCAAGCCATTCTTTCAAATATTCTGCTGAACAGCCAATATATGAATCAGTTGATTGTTTTTTGTGTATAACTAATGAAATTCTTCTTTTAGTTAAAGTATGTAATTTAAACAGTGAATCATTATGATATCTTTCCTTATATTTTTCATTGATTTTAACACGATTAGCTATATGATAATTAGATTTTAATTCAACAAATTTTTCTCTATTTGCTTCATTCCATATTTTACTTTTTTCTTGTCCAATTGCACTCTTACGATATTGTCTACCATTTTCTTTTTCACATTCTTTACATTTTAAACGACCTTTACGAAAGTCATTTAATGTTTTTGTGTTGGTGCAATATTTACATATTTTTGTATTTTCATCCATTTTATTTATCTGCATAATTATTTTAAAGAATTTATTCAATTTTATACTAGAGAGTAATACGCTTTTCACGCTCCCTATTGCAGACCATGATGTTAATCTGCATTGAATGATTTGGTTGATGCCAAGTTGAATCGAAAGGTCTTGTTTCCACGAATAATAATTCGTTTTGCCAACATACTACCTCGATGAAGTGTAGGCTGACGATTAAACAATAAAATATCACCATCTTTTAGTTGGCGTTCAACAGTATCACCAATTTCGATTTTGTAACTTTTTTTATATGCCAACTTTATCGATGTAATCTGTTCTCCATTTCGATCAATTACATCTCCTTCTATTAATTCAATTGGTTTTTTATTATTTAATCCAAAAGGATTAATCGATTTTCCATTTCGAATGATTTTATCACCCCATAATAATTGTGTACCTTTTTTAAATGTGGCATATCCTAAATTAATTTTTGTTTTACCATTATCTTTACAAACAAAATTTGCTTTACCATCATCTACCAATTTTTGTAAATAATCTTTATTATAAATACAAACCATTTCCGGTATCGTTAAATTTTTGGCAATTTTTTCCGGAACAACCAACTCATCTGTACGAACCGTTGGATCGGCGCTAATTACGGAACGACCAGATTGATCACGGCGTTTTCCCATTAAATTCGACCGAATTAATCCATCTTTTCCACTCAATCGTTCTTTTATACCTTTCAATGGACGTCCATTTGTATGACGCGCTTTACCTTGTCCATTGTTCATCATTGTTTTAATCCTAAAAATAATAGTTTGATGTGTTTTATCACGTTTTGATTCGGTAATGTTTTCATCTATCAAATTCTTGTTTGCTTTAATAATTTCTACATATTGTGTCGTAATATCATCATCACATGTTACATTATCAGCCATTACATATGGACGCGCTCGGGGTGGAATCACAGGTAATACGGAAATTACTAAATTTTTTGGATGCATAAACTCTGAATTAAAACCAAGAATTTTTACATCTTCATCCAACATGTGGTCAAAAATATGTTTAATTTCAATCTCTTTCAATACAATTTTTTTATCTTTAAATTTCATCGAAATATCATTTGTTTTCTGCTGAAATGCAATCTTTGGTTTAGGACTTTTACAGTAATAACACGAATCAATTTTTTCCATTTTTTCCACGATTTTTTCAAATCTGGTATCGGTTTGATATTTTAAAATTCCGTCTAATTTTAAATGTTCTTCTGACAACACAATACGGTGGCATTTTACACAAAGACATTTTAAAAAGTTTGTAATTTGTCTCAAAAACATTGGGTGCAATATATGGCAATTTAATTCGATATATCCTGAGTGTCCAGGACACTCTTTCGGGAGTAAACCGCATGTCAAACATTTACTATCCATGCTTCCCATACGGGGATCATAAACACTATTAGCTCCTGTGAATTTAGAATTATCGACTTTACATACAGCTCGTTCAATAATTTCTTCTGGTGATAATATACCAAATTGGATAGATGATATATCTTTATACGGAAAAACTTTTGTTGTAATCATTTTTTGGTTGTTTTATGTGTATTTTATGCTTATTGTTTACTTTATTTGTTATTTATTCTTTTAAAATCAAATTTATAAATTTTTAATACTTAAAAATTATACTATTACAACCCACTAGATTCTATCAAGGGGGGTTAAGAAATTCTTAACCCCCCCTACTTAATTTTTTTTAAGTATTAAAAAAAATTAATTCCTATTTAAAAACAAAAATATATATAAAATGACTCAGATTGATATTGAAATATATAATTTTGAACATAATAAAGTTCGAGTTATTGGAACTAATGATAAACCATTGTTTGCCGTTAAAGATATATGTAATATCCTTGAATTATCAAATGTTACTGTAACTTTACATAATATACCGGACAAATGGAAAAGTATTAAAAAAATATTAACTATATCAGGAGAACAAGAAATGCTTGTTGTAAATGAAGCAGGACTTTACAAGTTAATTATGCGATCTAATAAATCTATTGCCGAAAAATTTCAAGAATGGATATGTGAAGACGTGTTACCTTCTATTCGTAAAAAAGGTGAATATATTTTAGAAGAATATAAACAAAAATTAAAGGAACAATTGGACGAAAAAGAACAAAAAATTACTCAATTAGAAAGTGAGAATAAAGAAATTAGTAGACAAATTTTACGAAAAAATAAAAGAAAACATAAAATTGGTGATTGTGTTTATATTGTTACAAACAAAAATATACCCAATCAATTTAAATTAGGTGAAACCGATAACATTAATAACCGAATGATGAGTTTTAATAATGCCAACCCAGATGAATTTGTTTTACACAGAAATTGGTACACACGTTTTCATAAAAAAATTGAAAAACTGTCTCACGATACATTTCAAAAATTTAGAATAAGTCTAAGTAATGAATGGTTTGAAATATCGATTTTAGATAAAGTAACAGAATTTATTACAAAACAAGTTGAATTTTTAGAACAATTTGATACAAGAGATAAAGACACAGTTGACGAAAAAGTTGAGGAAAAGATTGATGAAGAAATAATTGAAGAAAAACCTAGTGAAACTCCCATTCAAACCACTATAGAACAACCTATCCCTACTAAAAAAGAATGTACAAAATGTAAATTAACTTTACCTTTGACTAGATTTTATTTACGTAATGAAAATGAAAAAGAAAAAGAAGATAAATATCGTTCACAATGTAAAAAATGTATACATAATCACATCAAAGAAATACGTGAAAAAGTCAAACATGATGCTAATTATAACAAAAAAACATGTATCGATTGTAATAATGCATTAGATATTGACTTGTTTTATAAAAAAAGTGATCAAACGTTATTTGAAAATTGTATTACATGTTTTAAGAAAAAAAGAGAATTATCTGAAAACATTAAACAATGTAGTGAATGTAATGAATTTAAAGAATCTATGCATTTTCATAATCACTCCAATGGTATTCTTCGTTCTCAATGTAAAACTTGTAGAAATAAAAGTATTGTAGAAGAACGTAAAAAAGCTCCTACCAAAGTCATTGAATGCGAATTTTGTCAATCACAAATTGTAGAAACTCACATAAAAGTGCACCAACAAACAAAAAAATGTTTATATAAACAAGGAAAAATAGACGAGTCAGAATCAATTAGAAAAGCACCAGTTAGTTATAGATCAAAAAGAGTTTTACAATTAGATAAAACAACACACCAAGAAATTGCTCAGTATCCATCTGTTGCGGAAGCTTCTAAACGTACAAGTATTCGATATTCCAATATTAATTCATGTTGTATGGAAAAATGTAAAACGGCAGGAGGATTTGTATGGAAATATGCAACAATATGAAGCTAGTAATTGGGTTATATTTTAAACGGATTTAAGACTGGAAATATTCGTGTCTTGTTTATCAAAGCTCGGTTGTCTAATATATTTATAATAATTTTTTGTTATAAATAAGAGTAATTTTAAGACTATTAAAAACACGCAACTTTTGTGATTAATACTTTTTGTGATCATAAGTAGTCATATTATATATTTGACCACTTTTTCCTATGTAATATGTTTTAGAACATATACCTGTATCATTATCATATCCTGCTACAAAATTAGAAACTAATCCACCATTATTTTCACAAAATTTTTCCATAGAATTTGTATTTAAAGTATCCCCTGATTCACAAATAGGATTATTTTCATCTCCTCCAGGTAAGTATAATGTTTTCGTATTAGGCGGTACAAGTGCCCCAAGAACTAATTTCGAATAAGCAGTACCAGATAGACATGGTACAACGCTAAGCATTTCACCTACAGGAAATGTTCTCGGTTCAGAATAATTATATGTTGTAAGTTTTTTACATTCAGGACAGTTAGATTCAGGGCATTTAGATTCAGGACACTCAGGACACTTAGATTCAGGAATTGGTTTAGTATATTTCAAATATAAGCATATAGATAAAGCAATTATTATAAATGATAATATAATTGATGTGGACATTTTATATATAATTAAATTAAATTAAATTAAATTAAATTTTTAATACTTGAATTAATTTTATCTAGTAACGTTGTATAGATAAATAACGGTACAGATTGTGCTTTACAATTTAAATCTAACCATTCTAACAGTATACTATTACTACTATTAGTTGTATTCTTCATGTTTGAATCGTATACACAGAATTTTTGATCATCTGCTTTTTGTTGATAAAAACAGAGTTGTAAATAAGTTTTTTCATACTCAAAAAATGCAAATAATAGATGTGTATCTGTCTCTGTTATGTAATGATACCTAAACATATTTTTTATATTACTTTTTCTATAAATTATAATTATACAAATATATTATTATACAAATTATAAAACAAATTGTAAATGAATAATTTAGAATTAGACGTAGACTTAAAAATAGTTTTACCATTTGATAATAAAATAATAAATAATGAAAAAAAGTATCAATTACATAGCATCATAAATAATAGTAATCAATTAGAATTTTATTTATTAAGTTTAAAACAACCGTTTTCTACGCAAGTAGTTGTTTCTTCAACCAATAAAACTCCGTTGTTTTTGGTTGAAGAAACGTGTAAATTTATTAATGATATATCCATTTATATAAAAAATATAGAAAAAAATAATATGACCCAATTATACACTCATACAAACTACATTGTTAAAGAAAATAAAAATATTGACATACATATTGAATTAGACAATTGTAAACAAATATTAATCATGAATGGTATTCCAATTGATAGTACCTATTTTCATGACAAGACACTTAAAAAAGGTAGCGAAAGACTTGTCAGAACAAGTACAACTAGAAAAAAGACTTGTTGGTGTTTTTAACAACAAGGTTAATGGTTTTTAACAAGCAAGCGCCATTCGGTAGAATCATTTAAAGACATAAATATATAAAAAACAATGAAAGGGCCGATTTATATCGATGGTAATAAAGATCACGAACTTGTAATTCCTCCACTTGGATTTCAAAACACAGGAGCAATATGTTATTTTAACGCACTTGTTCAATGTTTATTGTCATCACGAACATTTGTTCATTATATTTGTAAAGAAAAACAAGACTCTGTTTTTTATTTGTTTTTCAAGTTTATCGCTGTTGAAAAGAAATGGGATCCTTTTTTCACCAGTAAACTTCTTCACGTGATGAACGCGTATGCTCCTAATCAAAGTAGTAGTGAATACTTTTTAAAATTGTGTGACTATGCAAAATTAGATGATTTATTCACTACAAAAACCGAAACGATTACCACTTGTCTAGAATGTAAAAATGAAAGTAAACTAATTGATTCTTCTGTCTATTTTGTTATAAATGAAAACATTAACGAATTTTGTGAGTCAAACCGACAAATAGATGATTATCAATGTGATACTTGTAAAAAGAAAGTCAGTGCAACTATTCACTCAAAATTATCTGAAATTAGCCCTATTATGGTATTTAGTTTCAATAAATACTTTGAAAAGAAACATATTGAATACCCAAAAGGATTTACCATCAATAATGACAAAGAATATCATTTGGTTTCTACTGTAGAACATCATGGAATTTTACAAGCAGGTCACTATTTTTCTCGAAGTATGCGTAACGGACAGTTAGTTAACATTGATGATAATTCTGTTACTAAACTTGATGATCTTCCTTCTACCGAAAATACGTATATGGCATTTTATCAACTCACTACCCCA